GAGATGGAGGCACAGGTCCGCGTCGGCGCCCGCAAGTACCCCGGTCCGGAGTTCCTGCCCGCGGACAAGGGCCCCGGGTCCCGGCGCTCGGGCTGGCAGAACATGCGGGAGCGGCTCAAAGCGTCGATGCCCCCGGTCATCGGAAAGCGGGCTGACGGCTCGAAAATCTACGGACCTCGCGAAAAGCCGGGGCTGTTCGTATGTTCTACTTGCGACCAATGGCTCCGCACGGTACCGTCATTACCGCGCGATCCGGACAACCCGGACGACGTCGACACCGAGGCAGAAGACCATGCCGGCGACGAAACCCGCTACCGTTGTCACAATCCGCCGCGGCGTGTTCAGGTCCACCCGCGAACTCTGTGAGGAGAGATTCATATGAAGGTTTTCCAGAAACTCCTGATCGCGGCTTCGCTCTTGTTCGTCACCCCGGCGCTCGCGGAGCACGGCTGTGATTCGCTCGGTGAGATACGACTGCAGGTCGACGCGTTTCGCGCGAGCAAGGCCGCAGAAGCGGAGATCAAGACAATCGACGTCACGGACGTCGCGCAGGTACAGGCGTTCATCGCCGCGGTCCGCGCCGTCAATTCAAAATACGAAATGGACGCAGACAAGAAGGCGGTAGCGCTGCTCTTGGTCGTCATGCCGAATGGCAACACCGTCGCGTACGTGATCCACGAAGGTGAGCAGGTTTGTAATTATGCAATGCTGTCCCCGGACTTGTTTGCGAAAGCTATGGACGGTTTGCGCGCCGCAGTAAGTGGAACCAAGTTCTGAGGTAGACTCGTGGCGATCACCGTCAACCAGAAACACCCGCAGTACATCGCGCGTCAGAGCCAGTGGCTCTTGATGCGCGACACCTTTGAGGGTGAGGAAAAGATCAAGGAGAAGGGCACGGACTATCTTCCGGCGACCGGCGGTCAGATCGCGGACGGCTTGGGTGTCGGTGCAGAAGGAGACGTGAACTACAGGCGGTACAAGGATCGGGCCGTGTTCCACGACTTGGTCCGGCCGGCCGTGCAGGGCCTGCTCGGCATTATGCACCGCAAGCCACCCACCATCGAACTTCCCCCACAACTTGAGAAGCTCCGTTGGAACGCCACGATCCACGGGGAGAGCCTCGAACTGCTCATCTCCAAGGCGACCGAAGAACAGCTTCTCGTGGGTCGTTACGGACTCATGCTGGACGTGCCTGACGGAGGCACCGTCAATGAGCTTCCCTTCTTGGTGCCGTACAAGGCCGAGTCCATTATCAATTGGGACATCGAGACGGGCGCGAAGTTCCGCGACCGGATCAACCTCGTCGTGCTCGACGAGACCGATGAAGAGCGCGACCCCAACACCTTGTCGTGGTCCCCCAAGCAGCGGTTCAAGGTGCTCTGCACCGCGGAGGTGGCCGCGCAGGTGTTCAAGGCGGAAGGTCTGGCCGCCGGCAGCTACGTGGTGCTCGACGTCGAGGCGACGGATACCACGGGCGTGGAGCAGTTCCGCACCCCCAAGTTCAGCGGCACGGTACTGAACAAGGTCCCCTTCGTATTCTTCGGGGCGCGAGATCTGGTGCCCGACCCCGACACCCCGCCGCTGATCGGCGTGGCCCGGGCAGCCCTCGCGGCCTACCGCACCGAGGCGGACTACCGCCAGTCCCTCTATATGCAGGGGCAGGATACCCTCGTGATCATCAACGGCCGCATGGCCAAGGACAAGCAGCAGCGCGTCGGCGCCACCTCGACCATCGAGGTGGACAAGGACGGCGACGCGAAATACATCAGTGCCGGCGCGGACGGACTGCAGCACTTCGCGACGGCCATCGAGAACGACGTGCGGCGTGCCGAAAAGGCCGGTGCCGCGATCCTGTCCGACCGCGGCCTGTCGCCTGAGTCGGGAGAAGCCCTCCGGGTTCGGGTCGGGTCCCGCACCGCCACCCTGTCGTCCGTCGCCAAGGCGAGCGCCGAGGGCTTGGAGCGCCAGCTTAAGAACGCCGCCGAGTGGGTCGGCGCCGACCCAGCGCAGGTCGTCGTCAAGCCCAACCTCGACTTCACGGACATCGCCCTGCAGGGTCAGGACATGGTCAACTGGATGACCGCCAAGGCACTCGGCGCCCCGGTCGCGCTGCGCACGATCCACAGCATCATCCAGAACGCCAACCTGACTCAATTGACCTACGAGGAAGAAACTGCCGAGGTAGATGGAGAGCCCCCGCTCCCCGAACCAAAGGGACGCGGCGTAGGCGACGAGTAACCCACGAGGAGCGAACATGACTACGGTCGCCTATTCGAAGCGAATAATGGCGTGCGACAGCTTGTGGACCGCGGGCGACCTGAAGGGCGTCTACAAGACCAAGATTCACAGGTACAAGTCCGGCGCGCTGATCGGGTTCTCCGGCAGCAATGATTCTCGATGGCTGATCGAGATCATGGAGCGGGTGAAGAAGGCTTCCGACATGCCTCACCCGTCCATTCTCACCAGCATCAAGTGCGACGCCCGGGCACTGTTCGTCCTGCCGACCGGAGAAATCTACGTCATCGAGACCTTGGCCAAGGACCCGGGGGAATACGACGACTGGGGAATCACGCCGATCACTTGGCCCTACTGGGCGGTCGGCTCGGGCAGCCACCTCGCCATCGGTGCCATGCACTGCGGGAAGAGCGCGAGGGAGGCCGTCATGACGGCCTGTAATTACGACCACAATTCTGCCCCACCCGTACACCAGCTTGTCCTCGGGAAACCTCGGAATGGCTCGCACCGCAAATGACCTGATCCGGGACGACGTCGTCCAGCGCAAGATTCTGGTCCTGCGCTACGGCCGATCCTTGGGCGAGCAGGTTGTCGCGATCCTCGACGAAACCGAAGGCCGCATAAAAGCTTTGGTCGAGACCAACACACCCAACCTTCAGGCACGAGTTCGAAAGGTGCGGTCGCTGGCTTGGGACCGCGTGGAGGAACTCCTCGTCCGAGACCTCGACGAGTTGGCAGAAATTGAATTGGAGCACTTCGACGAGATGGTGCAGGGGGTCTCGCCGGTGCTGCTGGCCACCACCCTGCCGGTCTTGTCGAACATCTCCGGGACGACCCAGCTACAGGGGCGCCGGATGCGGGAGTGGTTGGCGGACATACGACGCGCCGACTTGGCTCGGATCGCGGCGGCGATCAACATCGCGCGGGCACAGGGCCAGACCGTCAGGCAGGCCACCCGCGCCATCCTCGGCACCTCGGACGTCGACGGGGCCAACGGGGTGACGCAGGTCGCGCGGCGCCACTCCGCCGCCCTCGCCCTCATGGGGGCCATCGCAGTGGTCGCGGCGGCCCGCGCCCTGTGGGTGCTGCTCAACAAGGAGTATCTCGGCGACGAGATTTACGTCGCCGTGCTGGACAGCCACACGACCGTGATGTGCGCGAATCTCGACGGCAAGATCTTCGCTATAGGAAAGGGGCCATACCCTCCCATCCACTGGGGCTGCCGGTCCGACCGGGTGGCCGTGCTGGACTGGAGGAAGATCGCCACGCGGCCGGCCCGCGGATACGCGGAGAAGGAACTGCGCGGCCTGTCCCCCGAGGCTCGCCGCAAGCGCGTGGCCGAATTGATAGGTGAGGTACCGTCGAGGGTGACCTACGAGCAGTGGCTCGCCGACCAGTCCGAGACCTTCCAGAACGAGATGCTGGGGATCAACCGCGCCCGGCTGCTGCGCTCCGGGGGTCTGAAGCTGAAGGACTTCGTCGACCGTCAGAACCAGAAACTCACCCTCGGGCAACTCCGCGCCCGCCACACGGACGTATTCGACCGCCTCGGCATCTGATGCGGTTGTTGCGGACCCCGTAGCGTTGGCCGCGAAATCGCGGTAAACACCACCCATCGACCATGGGGTCGGCACGCGGCATGGGCCACGTGCAGTTTGGGAGATTAACATGCTTGAACTGCTCTACGAGAAACAGGAAGACATCCCCGCCGAGTATGCCGCACTCTACACCGAGAAAGAGGGCAAGTTCGTACTTACCGGCGTGAAGGGCCTCAAGACGCAGGCCGATATGGACAGGGTGAACGAGGGCGCCCGCAAGGAGCGCGAGGACCACAAGAAGACCAAGGACCGTCTCGCCCAGTGGGGCGATCTTGACCCCACGGAAGTCCTCCCCAAGCTCGAATCAATTCCGGAACTCGAAGCCGCCGCAGCCGCGGCCGGCGACAAGGTCGACACGAAGAAGTTCGAGGAAGCCGTCGAGGGCCGAGTCAAGATCGAGGTGGGCAAGGTCCAGCGTGACCTCACCAAGACCAAGGAAGAACTCGCCGCAGCCGCGGCAGAACGCGACACCCTCAAGGTGACGCTGACCAACACCCAGATCGGTACGGCCCTGCGTCAGGCGGCCGTGACCAACAAGGTCGCGGACACCGCCGTGGAGGACGTGGTCGTCCTCGGTCTCGGACAGTTCCAGCTAAACGACGAGGGCAAGGTCGTCCACAAGGAACTCGGCGTCGAGCCGAGCGACTGGCTGGTCGACCAGAAAGACAAGCGTCCGCACCTCTGGCCGACCTCGGTCGGCGCGAACGGGCGCGGCGGTAATGGCCAGAACTTCCCGACCAATCCTTGGTCCCGGGAGCACTGGAACATCACCGAGCAGGGCAAGATCATCGACACGAAGGGCGCCGAGCACGCCGACCGCATGGCGAAAGCCGCCGGTGTGGAGAACCGCATGGCCCCGCGTCCGGCCGCAAAGGCCGCGTAAAAGTCCGGTTCCTTTGCCGGAATAAACATCGACGGGACCGCGACTTATCTCGCGGTCCCGCTTACTTTGTGCCGGTTCTTTGGCCGATGTTGACGTGTCCCCCGCGGTATGGTTAATGGGCCGTGAAGGCAACCGACGAGTGCATGGGCACTCCCTCCGGCCATGGGGTCCGGTGCGCGGCACGCCGCACCAATCACAG